GTAAAAGAAATGCTTAATTGCAAAGTAGTAATGGATATTGATGATGATTGGGATTTGCCATTTGACCATATTATGTATAATGAATTTCAACAGTTGATTCCTATTCTTATAAACAATATGAAGTATGCTGATTTAGTTACTTGCACAAATGAAAGATTAGCAAACAAAGTAATACATATTAATCCAAATGTTTTAGTATTGCCAAATGCTTTACCTTATGGAAATCACCAGTACCAACTTGACAAAGTAGAAGATGAAAGAATCAGAATCTTTTGGTCAGGTTCTATTTCACATGAGAAGGATTTAGAAATATTAAAGTTTCCTATTAGAAAACTTAATATGCACAAGGACAAGATTAAAATGGTTATTGGTGGATATAATGATACTGATGAAAATTCTAAAATGATATGGGATAGGATGGTTAATTCATATACATTCAATAAGTCATTACCTTATATGAAACTTTCTTATTTAATGCCAAATAACTATATGCAACTTTATGAGTATGGTGATATTGGATTGGTGCCATTAGAAAAATCAGATTGGCATGGAAGCAAGTCAAATTTAAAGTTATTAGAATTAGCAAGTAAAAAGATTCCTGCAATAGTTAGCAAGGTTGAACCTTATTCACTTGATGAAGATGCACCAGTGTTATGGGTTGAAAGCCAAAAAGATTGGTTTAAACACATTAACTTTTTCATAAATAATCCTGAACAAATAAAAATATATGGCGAAAAAATCTATCAATGGGCAGTTGAAAAATACAACATCAAAGATGTCAACCAAATCAGAAGAAAAGCATTTGCAGACCTTATCAATGCATAAGCATTTTTATGATTTCTTAATCAACACAAATAGTGTTGTTGGATTGACACCTGAAATAAGAAATGAAATAGTCAATGCTTACAAAGTACATGATCCATATTTTCACTACAATGATAGATGCAATGCTTGTATTGCTGAAATGCTTCACATAGTTTATAACTGGTATAAAACACAAATCAATGATTAATATACATCCTACTGCAATTGTTCATCTAAATGTATCTATTGAAGATAATGTTACAATAGGTCCATATTGTATTATTGGTGCTAATCCTGAATGGAAAGGACATGAAGAAGATAATAAAGGAGTTATAATAAAATCAGGAACTATAATAACAGGTTTCTGTTCCATTGATGGTGGTGGATTGCACCCAACTTATATTGGAAATAATTGTTACATAATGAAGCATTCTCACATTGGACATGATTGCATAATAGAAAATGGGGTTACCATATCTTGTGGTGCTAAAATTGGTGGTCATAGTATAATAGGTTCAATGACAAATATAGGATTAAATGCAGTTATACATCAGAAATTAAATGTACCAAATAATTGTATGATAGGAATGGGTTCAGTAATAACAAAGACATTAAAGATGGAATCCTATTCTAAATATGTTGGAAATCCTGCTAAATATTTAAAACCAAATAAATGAGAATATTAGTTAACTGCCTAACTTATGGCAATAAACCTTTAGATATTATTTATCAGAATCTTGCTAATGCAGGTCATTCTTATGTTGCTAACTTTATCAATCAGGAAGGTATTGTCTATGCTTTGAATAAAGGATTAGAAAACTATGATATGTATGATGCAGTAGCATTTTTATCAAATGACATTATAGAATCAAAAGATTGGTTGCATAAAAAAGCATTGGCATTATTGCAATATCCTAATGCAGGTATAGTTGCATCACATTTATCTGATGACAATCCACCATTGATGAATGATTTTATAATCAGCAACTGGTTAATTAAAAAAACAACTATTGATAAAATAGGAAGGTTTAATGAGCAATTTTATCCTTATGGTCAGATTGATTTGGAATATTGTCAAAGAACATGGTTAGCAGGATTATGCACCTACTATGTAAGAAACTGCAAAGCAGAACATATTGGAAGCCATGCTGAAGGCAATGAGTATGGATTTGATAAGAAAGAAATAGTCAATCAAATGGAATCTATTTACAATGAAAATATCCAAGCATATAAGTCAGGAACTAAATCAATTTACTTATGATACTAATTTCAGGACAAATAGAAGCACTTTCTACAAGAAAGGATAAAACTATCAAGATAATATTTGGAAGCCAAGAATTAAACCCTAATGAGTTTACAGAACTATTTAAACTTAATCAAGCATTTTGTTATGTAGGAATCAAAGAAGAACCATTTATAAAAGATGAAGTTGCACTATTGGATAACTTAAAAGCAGATTTAGACAACCTAAAGACACCATCACAAAGATTAAGAGGAATACTTTTCAGAAACTTTGAACAAGACAATAAAGGATATAAAGATTTTAATAGTTACTATATAGCAGAAATGGAATCAATATGCAATCATTTCAAATCTAAACTTGATGGAATTTAATGGAACATTTGAACAAAGGATAAATGATAATTTTGCTGAAGTTATATTTATTAATTTTTGCAATAATAAAGGTTGGAAGTATAAGAAGATGGGATTTGATAATGAAGAACATATAAAAAACATTTGGAACTTTAATAAAACCCTTCAAAAATTACCTGATTTTGTTATAGAAAAGAACAAAACAAATTATGTAGTAGAAGTAAAAGGATATAAAAGATTTAAAAAAGATGATTTTGATATGATTGATAAATTAATAAATGCTTATGATTCAGTAAAAGCACCATTGATATATGCTTTCTGTTGGAATAATAAAGTAATATTTAAAAAACCACAACAAGTAAAGGAACTATATCAAGAAGGAATTGAGGATAAATATCATGATGGTAAAGTTTTTAGATTATTGGATATATGAAAAAGCATACTAAAATTTACTTTGAGCATTATGGATATGACATATCAGATTTTATTGCTTGTGAAATATGTGGTGCAAAAGCAGTTGATATTCATCATATAGATGCAAGAGGTATGGGTGGAACTAATAAAGACAATATCAATAACCTAATGGCACTTTGTAGAGTTTGCCATCTTTACTATGGGGATAAAAAAGAATATAAAGATTATTTAAAAAGTATAAAAAAGCATCGTTAATACATCGTTTATGGCAAAACAAGTACCTGCAAGAAATGGTGGAACATTGACAAGACCTGATAAGGGTGAAACAATGAATCCATTTGGCAGACCAAGAAAGTTAGTATCAACATTAACTGGTATTGGTTACACATCTTCACAAATCAATGATACTATATTGAATATCATTGCATTAACTTTGGATGAAATAAAACAAATAGATGTTAATCCTACTTGCACTGCACTTGAAAGAACAGTTGCAAAGGCAATATTGAATGGTGCAAAGAAAGGTAGTTTGTATAATCTTGAAACAATCATTACAAGAGCAATGGGAAAACCAAGAGAAACACAACAAGTTGAAAATACTGGTAGAGTTGAAGTAGTATTTGTTGAAGGCAAAACCATATTATAATACACATTTACCAATGATTTTGTGTAATATAAACCACATTAACAAAGGAATCATATTATAATGTATGATTTAACCAACAATGAGAATAGAATTATCAAAGCCACATATTAACCAAAAAGCAATCATTGATTCAGATGCAAGGTTCAGGGTTGTTGCTTGTGGCAGAAGATTTGGTAAATCTGAATTAAGCCAAGTTGAGATAATAAAGGAAGCATTGAAAGGAAACAATGTTGCATATATAACCCCTACATATAAATTATCCAAGACCTTCTTTGAAAAACTAATTAAGGTCGTACCCTTTGAAAACAATAAATCTGATTTAATAATCAACTTCCCTAACAATGGCATGATCCAATTCTTTACTGGTGAAAGATTGGACAATTTAAGAGGTTTAAAGTTTCACTTTATTGTTATTGATGAAGCATCATTTATACCTAATCTTGAAGATGGTTGGCTAAATTCAATCAGACCTACATTAACAGATTACAAAGGAAAGGCATTATTCCTATCTACATTTAAAGGCAAGAACTATTTCTATTCTTTATACATGAAAGGATTAGGCAATGAAGAAGGTTGGCAATCATTCAAGTTTACTACTTATGACAATCCATATATTGACAAAAATGAGATTGATGATGCAAGGACACAATTACCTTCAGTAGTATTTGAGCAGGAATATATGGCTAATCCAATGGAAAATTCAGCAAATCCATTTGGTAATAAATTTATTACTGCTTGTACAAAGCCATTGTCAAGTGAACAAGTTGCTTTTTATGGTATTGATTTGGCTAAATCATTTGATTATACTGTTATAATAGGATTAACAATTAATGGTGATGTATGCCATTTTGATAGGTTTCAGAAGGATTGGAAACAGACAAAGGAAACAATACTAACGATTGACAGAAGTAAACCAGTAATGATTGATTCAACTGGAGTTGGTGATGCTATTACTGAGGATTTACAAAAGCATTTTAATAAAATGGATGGTTTCAAATATACATCTTCATCAAAGCAACAACTAATGGAATTACTTGCATCTACAATTCATAAAGGTGAGGTTGGATTTCCTGAAGGATTAATTAAAGAAGAACTTGAAATCTTTGAATATCAATATACATCAACTGGAGTTAGATATAATGCACCACAAGGATTCCATGATGATTGTGTTAATGCTTTGGCATTGGCAGTTAAATGTAGGACAGAAAACAAGTATGTGGGTATATATAGGTATATTTAAAAATCCCAATGTGGAAACATCAGGATTAAACAAATTTAGAACATCTAACCAAATACTGGCTGATGTAAATTTAAATAAAACAAACCACAAAAAAAAACATTTATTAGTATGAGAATGACAATTAAAAAGTTTCAAGAACTATATGAAATCACATTAAAAGAACTTAATGAACTTGAAAAAAGCACATTATTGGTTCAGTGTTTTACTGGATTGTCTATTGAAAAAGTCAACAAGATGAGCATTAAAAGGTTTAATAAATTATGTGGCATTGTTAATAAACAATTTGAAGTTATTAATAAAAATATGGAAAATGATAAACCAAGAAATATAGTATATGCTAATGGATGCTTTTATAAATTAAACTATGATTTAACTAAAAAGCCAAATAATTCAGGTACATATGTAGAACTTGCAACATTTTCTGAGGATATAGTTGGGAACTTGCATAAGATTATGGCATCAATGGTAACACCTTTAAAATTAACATGGAAAGGATTAAAAGAAAAGGATCATGAAAAAGTTGCTGAGGATATGCTACAACTTGATTTCAATGTAGCATATCATGCCTGTGTTTTTTTTTGGGCAGTTTTCACCAAATCAATAATAGCTTCAAAAGATTATTTACTGAATCAATCAATGAATCAGAAGGAGTTACTGGAAACAGAACTTATGAATTTCAAAAGTCATTTGGATGGATTTACAACTGTAAAATGGTTGCAGAATTTGAAGGTTTAAGTATGAATGAAACATGGGAATTACCAGTCATTCAGTTTTTAAATGATTTGACATATATAAAGATTAAAAGTGAAATGGAATCAGAGCAAGAAAAGAAGTTGTTGGCTAAATATAAAAGATAATGGGATTAAATATTACACAATCACAAGTTGCTAATTTAGATTGGCTAAAATCAAATGGTTCTACTGAATATAATCCATTAGAGATTATAAATAGTGTATTGGAACAATATGGGTTAATTGCAATATCTAATATTCAAAGGAATATAAAAGATAGACAAGTTGTTAATAGTGGGCAAATGTCAAGTACCATGTATCAGAAACTTGATGTTGAGAATGGAATGCAGAGTTTAAAGATATACATTAAAGATTATTATAGGTTTGTTGATAAGGGTGTAAAGGGTTATGAATTTGAAAAGAATGCACCTAAGTCACCATATAAGTATAAAAATTTACACAAGATGTCAAAAGAAGGTAGGACATCTATTCAATCATTAATTACAAGTGGTAAGGCAAAAGTTAGGGTTATTAATCAATCAAAAAGTAAAACAGAAAAAAGAGGGTTGCAATTCAAAGGAACAAAGAAATCATTATTAGATAGACAAACAGACCAATTAATCTATAATATAAAAAAGCATGGTATTAAAACAACTAACTTTTTTAAGGATGGATTTGAGCAAACATTTAAAGATTTGCAAAAGGATTTAGGTGAAGCATTAAAGAAAGATATAAGTATAAATTTAATAAAATGAGTATAGATAATTTATTCATGCCTGATTCAGGTGTAAAGCCATCTGTTCAAGATGATTTATGGACAATAGCAGAAAGTAGTAATCATGCAGTTACAGATATGAAGTTTGTATTTGATGTTTATGTGAATAATGATTTAGTAATTAGAAGCAAAACATATCCTAATCCTAATACTGGTTATGGTTATTTCAATGCAAGTCAGGTAGTAAGAAATTATATGACATTAGATTATTTAGCAAGTGGCTATTCCATTGTTAATTCATATCCATCAACAAGTGGTGGAATTTCAATTGACTATACTTTAAGTGTTGGTGAGGATGTTAGTGGTGTAACATCATTAAATCAAATGTCAGGCACTACAACTGCATATAATTGGACACCAAGCATATTTAAAAGACAACAAGATGGTGAAGGTATTTATCAAAAGAATAATAATTTTGTAACCAATAGAACAAGGGCAAAGGCAGGATTAACAGATAAATTTTTATTCATTCCTTTGCATATAGATGGTGGAACTTATTATGAAGGAGTTGATATAACTGTTTTTACTTATGGCGAAAACAATGCACAAATAACATCACAAACAAGTTCTTATGATTTTAATTATAATTATGTTCAATTA